GGTATATGGCATACAGCGAGTTTATCCACAATCCATTGTGCATCATGGTCACCCCCAAAGGGACACGCCAGACCAGAAGGTACTAATTCAGGGGGATCTTCCCACACTGCGTGAAATGTTCCTCTCCCTTTACATTCTGGGTCGGGACAGGCGAACCTAAAACGAGTCGCCTCGTTCGTGTTTTTGTCTCCTGCGAATTCCATAGCCATAATATATTATAGCCGCTCTGCTACGAAAACGGCGAAATTTTCTGTGGTAGTCTCGTCACTACCTCCCCAATAAGTACACACACCGGTTATAAGTAATTTATTTTCGTCCATAGCACCTTCGTAACAAGCGAACTTCCATTTATACTTCTTAAAATCAATATTAAACTCCGCCACTCCATCTGTAGTAATATCACCCTTAGAAGGTCTTATTCCTATTCGTTTCCAGTCCGAGTTCCATACATGTACTATTTCAATTGCAAAGTAGCCCCCTCTTTCATCCGAAAATTCTACGTATACACTTTCCACTTCCCCTAAATCCGTTGTGTGAGTGAGACGCCAAAAACCTACTAAATCCTCGGAATCCCAAGTCGGTACATATCCCTTACCGCCAGGACCACAGGCACCTACTAAAAGCAAAATACTTAAAAGAAATTTCATATTTCACAAACTCCATTTTTACAAGTTTCTATAGATTGGGCTTGCTCTTCAATTTTTCCTTCGATAATTAACTTATCCAAATCGAGAGAAGTAATGTCTACAGCTTCCAGGGGTTCATTGCCCCGCGAACCAGCACGGTAGAACGTAAACCCTTTCATGTCATTAGCGTACATCAGGAGGTCCTCGTAGAGGTTGGAGGGTTCGAATCCCTCCGGAAGGTTACAAGTCTTAGAAACTGCTGAATCAATGTATGCTTGTACCACCGCTTGAACTTTAATATGCTCCTCCGGCGTAACCTCATAAGCGCCAACACAGTGCCCCACATCCCGACCTCTAAGGTGAAGTTCTTTGAACAATGGGTCTACAACCACAGCTTCATTCCAAATCCCATCAGTACCAGTCCGCCAACGACGCTTATATACAGGGGCGAATATTGGCTCAAGACCAGTGCTAACACCAAGAACCATAGAAATAGTTCCTGTCGGAGCCACAGTAAGTAGCACCGCGTTACGAAGTCCGTTCTTTTTAACATCAGATCGGATGCGAGATGGCAGCGTTTTAAAAAATTTCTCATCTTTTATTCTGTTCCAGTCGTAAGCGGGGAAACTCCCTTTCTCGCGTCCCAAGTACATGGAGGCTTTGTAGGCTTCGTTTCTTATAGTCGCAAATAATCGCTCCAAAAATTCCAAGCAGTCTTCCGACCCGTACCTGTACCCGGCTTTGATGAGGAAGTAGTGCAAACCGGTAATTCCCAAGCCGATACGCCGGGAACGGATTCCTGCTTCGTCACATTCCGGGATCGGAAAATGGTTCGCGGTAAGAATATTATCCAAGAACCTAGTGCCCGTACGAATCGTACGAGCCATCCTACGCCAGTCGATGTTGCCATCCATGTCAACCATGTTAGCAAGATTAACATGACCAAGACAGCAGTTACCATAGGCAGGAAGCACTTCTTCACCACAAGGGTTAGTAGATGGCATATGCTCGAAATAAGAAACATTGGTGTATTCGTTAGCAAAATCGATATTGAAGATTCCCGGTTCTCCGGATTCAATCGCATTGTCTACAATGCGTTCCCAGAGTTCACAAGCGCGGATCGGTTTCTTCGTTGCTCCTGTAAACAGATCCGCATAGTGTTTAAGATGATGAAGTTGGGCTCGTCCAAGTGCGTCCTCTTCGTCCTTAGCAACAACATCAATAGTGTCGTTACCTTCTTCAGAAGTACGCTCAACTTCATAAACATAATATTTATTTTGTCTTCCCCCAAATGTGAAGTGCCACTCCTCATCCTTTTCAACAGCCTCAATGAATCGTTTGGTAATGGCAACGGATATATTGAAGTTAGTTAATTCATTTCTGTCCAATTTAACGTGAAGGAACTCCAGAAAATCAGGGTGAGTAATATCTAGTATAGACATGAGTGCAGTTCTACGATTTTTTCCTGCACGAACATGATTTCCAATCTCATTAATCATTCGCATCACCGAAATAGACCCGGGGGCGGAGTTTCTGATGTTTTGAATATTGTCCCCTTTAGGGCGAATTTTAGAGAAGTTAAAACCGATACCGCCCCCTCCACATGAAATCTTATACATATCGGATATAATTTTACCTATACTATCTACGGAGTCCTCAGGATCAAGGACGTAACAGTTAAGCATGTTCTGACGATTTCTACCAGAGCCGTATAGGATACGCCCCCCGGGACAGAAGTCTCCGCTATTGATTGCTTCGTAAAACTTCTGCTCATACTTCTCTCGATTTTCGGGGAACTCCGGATCAGCGGCTGCTGTAGCGACACGCTTCGCACATTGCTTCCAGGAATCTTCCCCAGGATAAGCGTACTTATCCATGAAAATGGTTTGCCCAAGGGAACCTTCCTTGATCTCAAATCCCATTATTCGTTCTCCTTGTCCCAGCCGTAAACTAGAACATCTTCTTCCGGCAACACGAGATAAATATCTTCGTCTACCTTGATCTCTTGACCGGCGAATTGAGCGAAAATAACGTGCATCCCCTCTTCCCAGTGATCGCCTTCACACCCAGCGGCAACTCTTTCAACGTAACCTTCGCTAAGTTTCTTCTCCGTCATCGTTTCGGGGAGGACAATGCCAAATTTGGTCTGGGTTTCGCACTTTTTACGAGTAACTATCAATCTTTTTCCATTTGGGGTATATTCCATTTTTCTATGCTTTTTATTTAGTGATTTTGGTAAGATTATTACGTTTTACAACCTTTAAAGTTTCAGAATATTCTTCTAAAAGTGAAGTTAAATATTCATTATGAGTAATTAAGAACAATTTCTTGTGCTTTGTGAGTTGGTGAATAAGTTCAATTAAACCCTTTACACCGTCTGGGTCGAGATTCTCAGCTACCTCATCAAAGAAAATGATGTTGGAGCGATCTTTCCCCGTTAAAAGAAGAAGGTCGTTAAGTCCCAGCATAACTGCTAGGGATACTCGCTTCTTCTCTCCTCCCGAAAGGGAATCAAAATAACATTCGACCCCGTTATTATAGACAGTTTCGCTTAAAGAATCATCAAATTTTATGATGAAATTTCCCTTGGTCAGAGTGCTTAGGTAGGAGTTGCACCGCTCATTTAGATATTCTAAAATATTACGGATAACATATTTAATTAACCCTGCTTCTGAGAAAGCATGTTCCCAGAATTTCTGGATGTCGTAGCCTTTTTGGGCATCCGTGGAAAGTTTTCCGTACTTACGAACTAACCTCTTTTCCTCGTTACGTTGCTTCGTGAGAATTTTTATTTCTGTATCAATCTCTTTAAACCTTTCAATAGTCTCAAAATCAGCGGTGGTTACAGGAATTTGGAGAGCGTCAGCCTCTTTTCCTAAATCGTTAATTTTTTTCACACACGCTCTTTCTTCAGAGGACCATTTCTCTACATTTACTTCAAGAGTTTTTACCTTCTCTGAATTAGCATGTGAGAGCTTCCCACAATGCTCACAGTTAGCATTCAGTAGATTCTTTATCATGGAATGGGATTGAAGAATACGGTCCCTCAGAACGTCTCTGTGTGCCACAGACCGCTCATACTCTAGATCCTTCTGGTGGTACATACGCTCCTGTTCTTGAATTTCAGTGAGGGACTTACCAAAAATAAATTTGTACTTCTCAGAAGAAAAATAAGATTTAGATTTTTTCTTCATCTCCCGCAGCTTCTTCAACTGAGCACTTATTTTATCAAGCTTATTTGTGCCATTACCTAAAAGGGCTAAATTAACTTTTTTATCGGTTAAGTACTTTGACTTAAGGGACTTAATCGTTGACCTATTCTTAAACAGGTCTCCCACCGATAGAAAGTTTTGAATGATGGCTCTCTTCTCCTCAGCCGTTGCAGTGATAAAATCGGTACTATTCCCTTGCCCAAATACGATGGAAGCGAGAAAAACATTATGATTAATATTGAGAATCTGTTCTAAGTACTTCTGAGTAGCCTGTATAGATTCTTGCGAACAGTTCTCATCTCCTACTGTTACGGAAAGCATGGGCGCTCTTTTAATCCGTTCGATAACTGTATTCCCATTAACTGTAAGAACTACACGACACTTGCCTTTAGTGTGATAATTCTTAAGACTTTTGTCATTTGTCTTACGAATGGTCTTGCCAAACAGCGCAAACATAACAGCTTCGATAATGGTACTCTTACCTGCACCGTTAGAGCCTGTAGGTTTAGTATCGAAGTTCTTACCTATAATACGAACAAGATTGCCGTAGGAATCAAAGTCTACAACAGCCTTTTTAACAGAAAGAAAATTATATATTTCTAATTTATTTAACTGCATCTTTAATCTCGGTTAGCCCCTTCAGCAATTCTTTCTTATCAAAAATAGTATCGCTGGCATTGATATACTCGTCTATCACTTTCTCGTCTAGGCTGAAGATACGGTTCTTAGGGATATACCCAGACTCAAACTTAGGGAGTACGTCTTCAAACACGAGCTCTAGGCTTTGGATAGGGTACTCAGCGAATATCTCGTCTCTCAACCTCTGCTCTGTATAGGAGTCTAGTTTATCCATCTTCACTCTCAGAATAGTGAAGAAGTCTTCGAACTTGTGTATCTTGGCAAGCGCAGGAATCTCATCAATGGTTCCTACGATATGCTTGATACCTTTACCTATAGGCTTTTTAATAAGCTCTATTTCTTGGTCTCGGATTACTAACTCGTGCACAAATTTCTGTGCGTTTGCTTCTCCAAATGTATTAGAGTAAGCTGTGCCAAGTATTACGACGTTGTCATAAATTTTAGGTTTGTGGATGTGCCCCAAAAAAGCGAAAGGTTTCCCTCTAAAGTGCCATTTCTTTACACGAGCTTCGTATGCGTAGTGCCCGTTCGATACGCACTCATCAAACCCGAAATGACCGAAGACTGGGTTCTTATTCTTTTTTAAATCGGCAATGATTTTATCCTCGTCCTCATAGTGGGGAATAAAATCAAAGTTCACATCTCCGATACGAATGGTTTCAGTATCCTTTACGATGCGGGCTTTCTCCGAAAACAGAGAAAGAATAGTGTCCGAGGTTCCATCCTTGCGCAAGGTATCATGATTGCCTCGGTTAACGATAATATTTTTACATTTAATATTGTCCAGAAGGTATCCAAAAGCTAAGAGTTCTTCGCTTCGGGGGTTACGGCGCTCAAACACATCTCCGTTAATCACAACGTGAGAACAGGGCTTGTGGTTGGTCAAGTGGAGAAGTGTCTCTACTTGCCTGTCTAAAAATCCTGGAAAATAGTCGGCACGAAGATGTAAATCGGTAAGAATGACGACTTTACTGGTCTTTAACATAATCTAAAATTTCTGCTTCATTAAGCAGGTGTCCTCCATTATCGAACTCAGCATCAATCATATCCCCAAAAGAACGACCTGCTTCAACGTCAACAGCGAAAGGCACGACAAAGTCCAAGGCATACAAATGTTTGAAGTCATCGGTGCTTTCTAACACAAAACGCATAAGCTCAACAGTTTTTTGTAAATCTTTCTTTGAGCACTGCACTTCAACAGAGTCATGGACCGTAGCAAGGATCTGGGCGTCTAACCCCGTAGCTCCCAAGTATTTTTGTAAGCGAAGAATTGAGTGCAGCATTAAATCAGAGGCGGAGCTTTGAATAACAAAATTCATACCTTGTCGCAACGCACGGTATTGATATTTCCTATTAGGACTTGTTACATTAGATAGATGTCTCCGACGCCCAAAAATGCTTACCGCATACCCATTTTCCCTCACGAACTTATGCACAAAATTAATCCACTTAAAAACTCTTGGAAAAGAATCCTGATAAGCTTTAAAAATATTTTTACAGTACCCTACCGACTTACCTATCTGTTCTGCCAATTTTTTCGGACCGCCTCCGTAAACGATAAGAAAACTAACGCTCTTCGCGATCTGCCTTTCTTGTTTAGTTACATCCTTAGCATCCTTCCCAAATACAAGAGATGCTGTAAAGCTATGCAAATCCTGTCCAGAGTTGAATGCTTCAATTAAATTTTTGTCCTTACAGCACTGAGCGAGGACTCTCAATTCTGCTTGAGAGAAGTCGGCGGCAACGAACACCTTATCTTTATCCGCAGTCATCATGCTACGAAGATTAATAGGGTCGTCTTCATCAGGACGGGGTAAAGTGTGGAAAGAAATACCTTTACGGTGTTTAGGTCCTACCGAATAGGTTGAGCAACTCAAACGACCCGTGACCACGTTACCAAAGTTATAACTAGAGTAAACTCGACCATCCTCATTGTAAGCGACAGCTTTCTCAACCCCCTTAACATAAGTCTTGTGTTGTTTTATACGACCCTTATACTTTAACAGAAGTTGGATATACTCTTTTGCGTTTCCAGTTGCCGTGATAGCGACCTTCTGAAGATGAGCCTCTGTGATGGAAGGTGCCTTTGTTTTCTTAGAGAAGTCTACGGCTTTTAACCCAAACCCTTCTTTACTAAAAAGCAATAAACCCATATCGGCATTGGACTTCGGGTTAACATCGTCAATTACTGATAACTCAGAGAGTTTAGTTTCTAGTTCTTCGATCTCCTTGGCAAGGAGTGTATCAAAACGAGACACACAGTCAGTATCAACCAAGATACCCCTATGCTCTACATCAGAGGCAACGACAAGAATATGTTTAAGAAGTTTAGAATAAACGTGATTTACCCCTTTCTTCTTCATTTCTTTGGTCATCTGTTGATGCGCACGGAGAGTAAAATCCGCGTCCATAGCGTTTCCCAACGCCATCTCATCCAGTGGCATGTTTGCCCAGTCATGGGTTCCCCCGTCAGTTACGGTTAGCATCTTTTAATTCTTTTATTATGTGTCCTAGTTCAAAAATAATATTAACGTAATGGGTGTTACTCTTGTAATCTTGTTGGGTAACTTCCCCCGCTTTCATTATAGCATCTCGGTACTCATTTAGAGCACGAATTACCTCATCAAATAATGGAGGGGGAAGTCCAGGTTTTAACATTACTGTGAGACGTGTTTAATCCTAAGGAAGCACCACTGAATGTTGTTACAAAAATCATTATCATCTACGTACTCATCAAGATGAGTTCTAAGATTGTTTAGTATAAACTTTGCTTCGTACTCAGGTACGTCAAAATAACGAGCGACCTTCCGTAGATTAAAACACCCTCGCGGGGCTACTACGTCAGGGTCCCATTTAACAAGGTCCCCTAACGCAGTAAACTGTTGTTCCAAGTTGTTTCCCGGAGTGAACATTAGGCTAAAGTTTCCAAAAGTTTAGCTGTTACAAGGTAAGGGTCACAAGTGGCGGCAGGACGGCGGTCTTCAAAGTAACCGTACCCCTGAGTTTGTACATGAGAGGGAATACGAACGCTGGCGCCCCGGTCTCCAAAACCCCATGTAAACTCATCATAGCTAGAAGTCTCACACTTGCCACTCAAGCGCAAATCATTTCCTGCGCCATATACGTTAATGTGCCCTAGATGAGTCTCCTCTAGTTTACCCATAATTCTTTCTATCTCCTTCAGACCCCCGTTCTTGCGCGTCTTTTCCGTCGATATGTTCACATGGCACCCCGCGCCATTTAGATTTGGGTAAATCTTTGGGTGATACGAAATTCTCATGTTAAACTTTTCACTTCCTTTTTGAAGAATATAACGAGCTACCCACAAATCATCAGAGACTTTAAGAGCATCCTCTGGATTAGTTTGGAATTCCCATTGAGAAATCATTACCTCAGCGTTAGTACCAAACAAAGTAATACCCGCTTTATGGCAGTTTTCTAGATGCTCCTCAGCAACTAAACGTCCGATAACATTACCTGCGCCCACACCACAGTAGAAATCTCCCTGCTTAATGTCTTCTGGTACAAGGGGTTGCATCATTGGATCTGTTAAAGTGTATTCTTGTTCGAAACCAAACAATACACCCAGGTGACCGTGTTTCGAACCGGCGCCAACTATCTCCTCCCCATCCCTTAACTGTTCAGCCAATAAACTTCGCATGTTCGATTCATGGGGTGTACCGTCAGGGTTCATAACCTCACACAGTACCATGTAATTACCCTCACTAAAAGGGTTCTTATACAACCGAACAGGCTTAAGTTTTCGATCAGAATCTTTTAAGTCTCCTTGTCCAGTGCTACCTCCATCGAACGACCACTCAGGTAATTCAGATAAAGTGTGTTTCTTAGAAAAGACTCTCGTCTTTGAACGTAGTTGGGGCATGTCTACAGACCCATCTAACCATATGTATTCTACAGTAATCATTAAAATTTCTCCAATTCTTGAGGGAAGTACTCCTTCACTAAATCCATAAGACCGTGCGGGAGATTTTCGTCAAGTAGCGAGTGCATAATTTTTGTATCACCAATATTATTAAAGTCTTTAATTCCAAAACTCATCAAAAACTTTAGGTCAAATTGGCAATTATGAAAAATTTTCTCGATGCTTGAATCTGCCATTAAATCACCGAGCCTCTCTCTAATGATTTCTTTTTCTTTATCATCGAATGGACTTTCACGATGATGGATAGGGACGGTAAAGGCTTTATTCTCTCCGTACGAAAATGCAATAGTTGACATCTCATCCTTCTTAAAATCTAAGCCGGTGGTTTCGATGTCTGCTCCGACAGCATCATAATCTTTGAGTACATCCATCTGTTCGGTGAACTCCTCAATGGTTTTACATAACACATACCCGGTTCCATCAAACTTATTTTTATTTAAAATAAACTTATTGTAGGCGTTCTCAATATCCTGGACAAACAACTTTCGTAATTTCGGTTCCAGGAATACTAAGTCCGCGCTATAGGTCGGTACTACCGGACACCCTTCGTACCCAAACTCCTTTCCGCGCTTATTAAACAAACCAGACTTCTTAAGTAATGTCTTCATAGCCACATTACCTAAAGGAATAATAAGCTCAGGCTTAATCTGGTCTAAGTCCTTATACAAAAAGGGTCTATGGGTGTTATAATCAGCAGTCGTTAGATCGTCCTCTGAGATGTTGGGTTCCCGAATAGCAGGAACAAACTGATAGTGCCCTTTCGGTATCCCAGTCTTTTCTAACAGGGTGCTGACGACGGCATACTCGTGGTCAGTGAAGTCATATAGGCTTCCGCGCTCACGATATTGGCATGATGTAATAAAAACAATCTTCTCATCCCCAATGTCTGTGGAAGAATAGTCTTTTGTTTTTTCGTCTTTATCGAAATTTTCTAGTAATTTTTCTAAATCCATTATCTATTATGAGTTGTGGGAAAACGCAAAAAAAAGAAACACTATATTGATAATAAGAAGTTTGAAGAAACCATCTTTAACTACTTGGAAAATCCAAAGGACTATGAAGATGATCTTATCGGACAACTAGACTTACTAATTACAAGCATTCTCATATCCTTTAAATTTAAAGTTGATTTTGACGATGCTAAACAAGAATGTTTTGTGCTGTCTTTGAAGGTACTTAAAAACTTTACCCGTGAAAAGGGGTCCGCTTTCAATTACTTCACTACTGTTATAGTGAATAACTTGAAACTTATTTACACTAAAAATAGGAAATACCAGGAAAAGATGCAGCAGTATAAAGACAAGAAGATTAAGGCTTTCTTGGAGGAGTAGAGAAGAAGGAGTGAATTTTAGGATATTCCACATCCACTCTAACTTTCTTATTCACAAGATGAACCAATGATGGTGATGATGTTATTGAAAACGAAGCGAACGATTCAGGGAGATCCCAGCTGTTTACAAGATAAATGGTCTCGTGTCCTTCCTGTTGTTGCCATTCTTCGGCAACTTCAAGCATCTTATCACACCATCTACACCAAGTTGAATAGTAGAAGACCGAAAAGTTTTTATGCTTCCGGTCCTTCAATACCTCGTTCAACTCTTGCTCAGTTCGTAACTTCGTCAGACTTCTCATCGTCTTCCCCACTCAACTCTTCTTCAGCCATCCGCATAGCAGCATCGGCTTGGTCGGCGCTCATTTGTTTCATGATTTCTTCTTTTTCTTCATCCGTCATGTTTTCAACGCGCTCATTTAGTTCAGCAGTAATCGCGTGGATGCCTTTGAAAAACAGAATACGGGCTAGAGTGTCGTTAGACATTTCCCCTCCTGTAAGGGCTTTTTTCAGAGCCTCCCATTGGTCAGTCTCTTCTTTATTTAATTTAATGTATAGCTTCATTCTTCGTTCTCCATCTCGGAGTTTAAAGTTACCAAAAGTTTCGCCATCAACGGCAAATGTGATTTTATCCTTAATGGCAGTCATAGTTTATTATAGTTAACCATGTTAAAAAATATCGACTCAATCTTAGAATTTGGGGATTTCTCCAAAAAACGTCGCGTCAACAGCAAGCGCAAGGGCAGTAACTTCGAACGTAAGATAGCGAAGATACTTAACGGGCGATTTGAAACTAAAGAGTTCAGTAGAACCCCCGGGTCGGGAGCTTTTGCCACTACCCATAGGAACCTTCCAGAACATCTCCGTATTCAGGGAGACTTAATTACTCCAGTTACCTTCCCTTTTGTAGTTGAATGTAAAAATGGTTACGATGTACAACTTGATGATTTATTCAAACGAAAAAGCGATTTCAAGTCTTTCGTCTCACAGGCTCAGAAGGACGCCTCTCACGCCGACAAGGATTGGATGGTAATCTACCAGAAGACGCGACGAATGGCTCTTGTAATCGTCGGGAAGCCGTATCAGATTAAACCGGAGCTAGTTCTAGACGGTATCTACTTTATCTATCCTCTTAATGAGTTCCTGAAGCTGTCTAACGAAGTCTTCGGCTTTCATAGCTGAGTTACCGACTTCCAGTCCCGGAGCGTTTCCCCCTCCGCCCTTACAACTCATATTTTCCTTGGTCTTCTTAGAGGGATAACGGACCTCTTGGACCTTAGAGTTGTCTTTAACACGGCGCGTTAATTCCTGTCCAGTACTAAGTGTAGTAGAGGTTCCTGTTACCTTTATCTCCGCCTTTTCACCCTTAGGGTTTCCATACCCCAAGACATCCTCCATAATCTGCTTATTAATTGCGTCCGACTCCGTACTTATGCACGTATCCTTTCCAGGCTCAGTAATAACCAGTAATTGATTTTGAGAAGCTGAACCTGCTTGCATCATTTCTATAGCTAGATTTGTTCTAAACCCAGGGTCATTTTTATGCGCGTTACGGTAAGCCTGGGTTAAAGTAGTCTCGATTCGTTTTCTAGCCTTCTCCTTATCAACACTTCCCTCGGGGGCATTCTCATACTCCTCAATATGTTTGTTGAGCTCGCCAAGAGCCTCAGCGTCTTTATAGTCCAGTTTATTCATTTGACTATTGATAACGGTGCGTATACTTCCTCTTTTTAGCTCTTTAATTGCAGCCATCGTATCATGGGAAAACTTAATCTCCCCCATCTTATATCTGTCAGCCGCTTCCGCGTCCTCTTTGTCAAATTCCCGGCCAAGATTTTTCGCAACCGTCTCTATGTAATTCAAAGCACGATTTCTAGCCGCCCTAGTATCGGGTTTAAAACCAAAATTAGGCGGTCCCTCGTCTATAATATTCCCGTTCTTGTCTGTTTCCACGCCGTCGACTACAGCACAGCTGATTTTACCCATTTGGATTAATTGACCTCCGAACGAAAATTTCAGGTTTACACCTGTGGCGCCAGAGGCGTCCAAATCGGGGTCATTCTCTTTGTAATGGTCTCGGTTTTTATCTACATCGGTTCCGAAGCTTCCCTCTCCTGAGTTCACATTAAATTTACCGTGTTGTTCAAAGGCTTGCAGGTGGGTTTTCTCTTTTTCTTTAGGACAAGTTACTTCAACATCTTGGGTGATTTTCGCACCTATATTTTTACCAGCTTTAACCTGTCCCGTAGGACCTCTTCCTACTACGTTAAAATCACAGCCCTTAAACTGTGGGTCCGATACCAAAGGGTTCCACGAGTTTATCATGGTGGCAGTAAACCAGGCTAAAGCTTTAGAACCATCAACCTCTTCGCCCAGCTCTTTTTCAATCTGGTCCAAAATAAGGTCTGTACCAATCTCATTAATAGTAGCGAATTGATAGTCCGGGATTCTCCCGGCGTTCCGTTCTTCGGCTCCCCATATCAGAAGATTTAAATCAAAATTTTCTTCAGCCATCATATTTTTGATTGCTTCCTGCAATCCAGGGCACCCACGTGACGGATGTTGTGTGTGCCCACATTCCATCCATGCCTTAGCAATTTTGGGACCATGTTCAGCCATTACTCCCGCCATTCCACGGTATGCGTTTGCTTTAGCTGCGTTTGTGCCTCCCCAGAAAATAGCAGGTTTGGGCTTACCTGAAGTATCGAATCCGTTTTCTCCATATAAAGGATCCTTCTTCTTCAAACTATCATCATGGATTTGGACCATCATCTTGTATAGAGGACCATCTTGGTTATTTATTTGTACACCATAATTGTGGCCTCCCTCTTGGTACTCTACTGCAGCAGCAGCTAAAGGACCTCCGCAATACTGCCCATTAACAGGATCTGGAACCATATAAATACCTTTCTTCTGTGAATCTCTTTGCCCTCGCAAACGAAAACAATCGCGGAGGAACTTACGGTCAGCTTCCGACAGCTTTTCGCCGAGGTCTAGTTTCCTTTTAATAGCAACCAAATTCAGGACGGTCTTCTCTAAATGTTTAACATCCTCGGCACATTCCGCCGCGTTCTCCTGAGCCTTTTGTACTCCTTCTTCTTGGGTTAAAGTGGATTGTGTGTCCTTGAGCTCTTTTTCCGGTAAATACGTCACGTCGAGAGCTTCGTCAGACCTTGCTCTAGCCGCTCTTCGCAAAGCTCCACTCCTACCACCTCCACAGAGCTGGCGCATCATAGTTCTCATTGCGTCGTTATCGGACTCGAAACCCACGGATGCTAAAGCGTCTGCTGCTCTTTGTCCTGCGTCGTCGGCAACTTTTTGAGCCTCTTCCTCTACTTGCTTTTTTAATTTTGCGGCGCTAATGGTCTCTTGGGCAGTACCTTTTTCGTCTTCAGCGGCTTTTCGGCTTAACTCAGCTTCTTCGGGATTTTTTTTGTATGCATCAACAATGAGCTTCCAATCGGAATATATAAACGTGAACGTGCCGTTCCTGGGAAGACTTCCTGCTGCACCCAAACCTGCTCCTTTCTCGGTTGGGGGTTTAAACTTGATCTGCATCGTCACCACGCCTTTATTTCTCGATTCAGAAGAGTATGGCGTCCCTGGATTAGCTATCGATTTCTCTTGGGCCATCCCCGGGTCTCCTCCCCGTTGGTCTTCGGGGGGATCTAGACCTGATAAATTCGCAAAGATGGAGGTCCACCGATTTACATTCTCAGGGGTAACCTCTTGCGCTTCTAGCAATATATTGTTCCCAGCAGCTTGGTACGCGTCGATGAATTCAGATAGTTCCATATTATATTAGAGTAGGCTTCCCTGATATTATATACCAAGAAAGCCTAAATATTTTCCAATTAAAACTTATTAGATAGCTATCGGAGACATTACGGAATCGATATCAGAAGTCTCAGTGAACTGGATAGCGAAGTCGTAGCGTAGAGCCATCTCAATAGTATGGAATTCGTTAGTTGCGTAGTTAAACTCACCAAGCTTCCAGCCCTTAGGGTAGCACCCATAAAGGTTTACGTGAGTAACCGGGTTGCGGTGCGCATCCAATTGCCAAATGGTTACAGTTCTCTTGAAGATAGGAGCTTCAGTAATACCAGCAAGACCTTCTGGACTTGGGTTTACTTCGCTAGTGCCGTTACCGAGACCACCGTAGTGAATACCGTAGACTGGGTCGTACACACTTCTCATCCACGCAAAAAGAGAGTCGGCAATATCACCTTTCACTAAATTATCAAAAGTAACAGTGATTTCATCAGGACTTGCTTTACCGGGATAGTAGAACTTTTCGTTTACACGATGAACTTCAATATCTTCAACAGTAAAGCCCGGTTGGGTAACTTGCTTTGCAGCGAGAGTTAGACGATCCTGAGAACCAAGACCTGGAACGTTAGAGAGAGCCCCAGCGAATTGTGGGATTTGAATTTCCCACGCGTATGCGCGGAAAGATTCCAGTGCATGGGAGAGACGTGGGCTGTCTGCGATTAGTTCAGCAGCTTTGTCTACGTAATATTGTCCATTAGCCATGTTGTTTGTTTACCTCAGTATTATATAGTGTTATACACTAGCAGATTGATTCGTGAGGTTAAGTTCGAATACTAAGATTTCAGCAGTCTTAGTAGGCTTAATAATAACCTTGCACCAAAGTTCGTTTCTATCAACGCGGAGTGGGGTGTTAGTAGTTGAGTCACAGACAACAGCGAATTGAGTGATACCTCGTCTCATCTGAATATCAGCTAATGCTGGGCTGATAACGTTTCTTACTGCTTCCCAAGTAATTGGGTCGTTAGGCTCAAAAACAAATCTACGTGCGGCTTGAAGAACAAGTCTCCGTAAGTAAATCATCATGCGACGAACGTTAATTCGATCTAGAGCGGTAGGCGCTCTTTGGGTTGTTTTTTGACCGTAAATAACGATTCCATCGTGCATGAACTTAGTTATCGGATTAACTACATTCCCTGGACCATAGAGAGCATCCCTATCCCCTTGGTTTAGTGTAACCTCAACATCTGTTGGCTTAGTTAAACGACCCCTCCGTAAGCCCGCAGGAGCGAACCATGGGTCAGCTACTTCGTCAGTGTAACACATCTGTCCGATAGCAAAGGTAGCAGGATCGAACCACTTATCTGATGCGGTAAACGAATCAAAGGATTTCACCCATGGCCAATATACAGCGGCGTAACTACTGTTGATGGAAGCGGTTCTGCCTGTTGCACCACCGTTAGACCAAGCGATAGCTTGTTGTGCACTTCTAAATCCTACAGGAGGGGAAACAACTGCGAGGAAGTTTTGGGTATCTTGTGCTAACGTAATGAGTTCATTTTGTACACTTTGGTCAGTAATACCGGGAACTGCAGCCATAGTAATCGGGGTTGCTTCCGAGTCTAGAGCTTTGAGACCCTCACTATCCGTTTGACCAATTAGCGCAGCTTTTACATTGGAGTCACTTAAGTTGCCTCCATAATCAGAAGCATCACCATTCTTACCTCCTGAGAGGTCAAAGAGATCCGACGTACCACAATTACCCTCTAGAGTCAGACACTTGAAGGGACTTGCTGTCCCGTCAGAGGTGACTTCGGTTGTGCCATAACGGTAGCTCGTTACAATTGGCACCCAAGATGTGAATGCGTTTCCGGGGATCCATGTATTTGTGCCCGAAGGGTTTAATTCGTCATCATACTGATAAAAATTTCCTTTTACGTATTCGGAAACGGCATTTGTTACGCCTATGTTAAGTACATCTTCGGGGTAAAGGCTCCGAGGTTTTGGCGAGGTGGGTGTTGGTCTTTCCGGTTTCCACATCCCCATAGAGTAACTCTCTTCCAAACCAGCGTCAGAGTAAACATTGAGTACGAAGCGCCCGTTGTCATTAGTGTGTGTAACATTGACTTGTAAACCACGGAACTGTAACCCCCCTTTTTTGAGGTCCAGAGTAGAGAAATTATAACCAAGTCCCGGATACAAAGATTGAACTTGGTATGCGCCAGCAGCGAAATCGGAAACGGTGCTCAATCGGATTCCAGAAGGAACCTTTCCCCAAGCGCCGGTGTTGGGGTTGGGCAACGAAGAGTAGGGACTGCCCGGTCCCTCCTCATTCGCGATAGCGCAAGAAGCGTCGAACAAGCCCACATGACCGTTGAGGTTGTCAGGAGCAGCCAACAGCGGAAGTCCTCCGAGCTTGGTCTGCGGAGTAGCAGACCAATTCATGTCATTAACATCGAACGGGGTGGCGGATGCCGCTGTCCCGCTGTAGTCGAAGACTTTCCCGTTACCATCCGCAGCGTCGCCCAAACCGCCAACGGATAGAGAAGAAGCGACAAAAGTTTTAATGGTCATTGTGGCAGCAGTCGTCTTCGTACAACCCGGCTCCCTAGCTACGAAGGTACCTTTATTAACAGAAAAGCCACTCGGTATAAAGCAAACAGGTCCAGTACCCGGATTAACGGCTGTACCTAGACCAGCCGCAATAGCGTTCATCCAATCAGTCCTCGTTATGTCGTACCGGGACTTGCAGATCTGGTCTGACGTTGCGGAAGCGTATACACGATCACGATAAGCATAACAGGTGGTGGTGGGTCCTACAGAAGTACCGTGCTTGTTCCAACAATCAATATCAAATCTCCATGCGCAAGCCGAGGCATTTGTGTCGATGTTCTTTCCGTAATCCCCTTGGATGAGTTGACGAACGTCTATCGTAGCCATTGGAGGAGTTACTAGACCCAACGTGAACCTAGCATCCTTCGCTAGTCCCGTTGCAGCTCTAACGTAATAAACTTGATTAGTTTTTTGTAGAATTTCTAAAGCCGCATAAATACCTTGTCCACCAGTAACGAGGTCAGGAGTACCAAACTCCCGAAGTACTAGTGCGGG